GAATCCCGCCGTATCGACAACCAGTTGCGTGGCCGCTCGGGCCGTCAGGGCGACCCTGGCCGCTCGGCGTTCTTCCTGTCGCTGGAAGACGATCTGATGCGGATTTTTGGCTCGGAGCGTCTGGACAACGTGCTGTCCAAGCTGGGCATGAAAGAGGGCGAGGCGATTGTTCACCCGTGGGTCAACAAATCGCTGGAACGCGCGCAGGCTAAGGTCGAAGGCCGCAACTTCGACATCCGCAAGCAATTGCTGAAATTCGATGATGTCATGAACGATCAGCGCAAAGCGATTTTCGGTCAGCGCCGCGAAGTCATGGAAACAGAAGATCTGGCAGAAATCGTGCAGGATATGCGGCATCAGGTCATTGATGATCTGGTCGATGGCCACCTGCCTCCCAAGTCCTACGTTGACAAATGGGATGTGCAGGGCCTGCACGCCGCTGTCATCGAAAAGCTGAACATGAACTTGCCGGTTGCCGCTTGGGCCACCGAAGAAGGCGTCGACCAAGATGTTGTCCGCGAGCGCTTGGTCGAAGCCTCTGACAAGATGATGGACGAAAAGCTGCAAGCCTTTGGCGAAACCGCGATGCGGACCGTTGAGAAGCAACTGCTGCTGCAAACCATCGATGCGAAATGGCGCGAACATCTGCTGCGTCTTGAACACCTGCGCTCGGTCGTGTCCTTCCGTGGCTATGCCCAGCGTGACCCTCTTTCGGAATACAAGACCGAGGCCTTTACGCTGTTCGAATCCATGCTGAATTCCTTGCGCGTGGAAGTTACGCAAAAGCTGGCCCAGATCCGGCCGTTGTCGCAAGAAGAACAGCAAGCGATGCTGGCGCAATACCTTGCCCAACAGCAAGCCGCCCAACAGCCCGCTGCAGCCCCTGCCGAACCGGCGCTGGCCGCTGAACCTGCAGCGTCCGAACCTGCCAGCACCCGCCTTGCCGGTTTTGACGAAACCAACCCTGCCACATGGGGCAACCCCAGCCGCAACGACAATTGTCCGTGTGGCTCTGGCGAGAAATTCAAACACTGTCACGGCAGGATTGTTTGATAAATAAAAGCCCGGCAATTGCCGGGCTTTTTCATTCAAGCAAGATTTGGTGACCCCGGATGGACGCCAACAACCACTGATTTTCGCAGGCATTTCAATGTCAGGTCAGGGGACACCGTTGCTAAAAGCGGTCCCTTAGAGGCCAATGGGTTAGCGACGCGTTCGGGACACGCAACCGCCGTCAACACCATCTCAAAAAACATGAAGCCCGAGCATAAGCGCATGTCGCGGATGTTGGGCTATACGCTGATGCTCGGCACCCCCGAGGCATGGGCAGCCTTTCGCTTCGTCGCTGGCGTCCGCCTGAGCGAAGGCGAGCGGGCCATGATGGCCTATTTCACTTTGACGGCACTTCGCCCAGAGAACGCGGACCTGACCGCCTGCACGGCGATTGGGTCTGCTGGCGACCCGCTGCCCGCTTTCCTTGGTGGTATGGGACATGCGCGGCATTGGGCCAAATGGGCCAATGCGAGCGAGCTGAAAGCCTACGCGCTTGCCTGTTTCGAGGCGATGGAGCCGCGCGACCAAGCAGCGTTCTTCCGACATATCAGCACGGTAGAGGTGGCGGCATGACGATGATTGTGCAGCGGGCGCTGATTGCCACCGGCTCGCCTTTTCGCCTTGTAGACGTGGCAGCACATTGCCGCGTCACGGCGGCGGGGATAGACGAAGAGCTGTCCCGGTTGGCGTCGGCGGCTGCCAATGAGCTTGAGGCTTACGCCCAGCTTGCCCTATTGATGCAGACCATAACCGTGACGCTTGAAAGCGGCCCGCCGCGCTCTTGGTTCGAACTACCAGTTGCGCCCTTGCTTGACCCGTTGTCGGTGGCCGTCACGGTGGATGGTCTCGCCTATGAAGCCTTTGCCGTTGTCGCGGGGCTTCGGCCTGCGGTGCGCTTCACCAGCGCCAAGCCGTGCGGTCTGGTGGTGATCACCTATGACGCTGGGTTCGGGACTGCCGCCTCTGACGTGCCGCCTGATCTGAGCAACGCAATCTCCGATCAGGCTGCGGCCTATTTCTTTATGCGTGGTGAAGCTGACGGCAAGAGCAATGGCATGTCACCGCACATGGCAAGGGTCGCGGCACGGTATCGCAGGGTGTCGCTATGAGCGGCCTTAGCTTGGATGAACTGTTGTTCTCATGGCGGTCAGTGATCGGGCAGGCCCCGAAAGGGTGGGCGCGTGATTTCGCCCTGTCCATCCAGAAGGCACGAAAGCGACCCAACTGGCAGCCGTCACCCAAGCAACTGGCACTGATGCGCCGGATGGTCGCAGATCTCTACGCATTCCCAGCGCAGGGGGATGCCGAGGTGGAACTGATCGAGGGGGAATGAGGGGAAAAGTTTAGCCCGCCGTTGGCGCGGCGGGCCGATGTGTGCGGGAGGGTTCAGACAGTGGCCGCCCACGTCGAATGCATACCACGGGGTCGGATCAAATGCAAAGGGCAGTCCGAACGACCGAAGCCCGATCCGCTGCACGGCGTCTCATGTGCAGGAAGTAGCGGTCAACTCACTGGCGAGGACGCGCGCACAGTGAGGCCCTAAGCGGCGGCCCGGCTCCGGCCAACAGGCAAGACCGTGCGGGCATAGGGACAGCCGCAGCCATGTGCTGTGGGCTGTCGTCCTATGCCCGTCACAACAACCCTCACCATCCAACAGGTGAGAAGACAGAAGAACGCGCGAACGATTGAAACGAGGAACGGCAACATGAAGAAAGCGAAAGACTTGCACGAGACTGCCGATCTCTTCGGGAATGGTCCCAATGCCCCCAAGGCAAGCGCCATGGGCACCGTGGGTGGGATACTTGAGTTCTCTCTCCTGAAAAAAATCGGGGGAAAATCGCAGGCAATCCGCGCAATCCAGTTTTTGACCCTTTTGCGCGTTCCAGAGGGTAAAAAGGCCGGAAAACCTCTGAAATTGGCCGATTTTCAGCGCAAATTCGTAAAAGGCGCACTTTCCAAGGGCGTTATGGTCGGTATTCTGTCGATCGGGCGTGGCAACGCAAAAACCGCGCTTTCGGCAGGGCTGGCCTTGGCTGAATTGGTCGGCGCGCTTGAAGAACGGCCCCAGCCCAAGCGCGAAATCATCATAGCCGCCCGCAACCGCGACCAAGCCAAGACAGCATTCAGCTTCCTGCTGGGCTTCATCCAAGGTCTGCCTGATACTGATCGAGGGCAATTCATAATTCGGCGCGGCTCTAAGCTCGAGGTTGAGTTTGAGGGCAATGGCGGTGGATTGGCGCGCGTGATCGCGGCGGATGGCAAGTCCATTCTCGGCGGCGCTCCGACACTTGCAATCATGGATGAGAGAGCCGCATGGGAACGCGAGAAGGGCGACAGCCTTGAGAACGCGATCTTGTCGGGCCTCGGCAAGCGTGATGGGCGGGCGTTGATCATCTCGACCTCTGCCCCGGACGATGCGAACACCTTTTCACGCTGGCTCGATGATCCGCCCCCCGGCACCTATGTTCAAGAGCACCGCCCGCCCTTTGGCATGCCGGCCGATGATCTGGAAAGCCTGATCATCGCAAACCCCGGTGCGGCGGAAGGCATTGGCGCGGCCCCTGAATGGCTGGTTTCCCAAGCACAGCGCGCAATCGCTCGGGGCGGTTCGGCCCTGTCCAGCTTCCGCAACCTGAATCGCAACGAACGGGTTTCGACCGAAGATCGTTCGGTGCTGGTGACGGTTGATGAATGGATGAGCGCCGAAGTCGCGCCCGACGACCTGCCCGAACGCGAAGGCCCCTGCATCCTCGGCGTTGACCTCGGCGGATCGCGCAGCATGTCGGCAGCGGTGTTTTATTGGCCAGAAACCGGACGCCTTGAGGCGCTCGGCACCTTCCCCGCCACGCCTTCGCTTGCAGATCGCGGCGCGGCGGACGGCGTGTCGGATCGTTATTGCCAGATGCATGAGCGCGGCGAGCTGTCGGTTATGGGAGAGGCAACCGTTCCACCAGGGCAATGGCTGGCAAAGGTTGTCCGGCATCTGGACGGGTCTGAGGTGTCTTGCATCGTAGGCGACCGCTTCCGCCATGCCGAGTTTTCCGAAGCGATGCAGTCGGCAGGGCTGGCCCGCGTTCCCTTCATCTGGCGCGGCTTTGGCTGGAAAGACGGCAGCGAAGACATTGAGCGCTTCCGCCGCGCCCTCTTTGACGGTGAAGTAAAAGTTGTCCCGTCCATGCTTCTGCGCTTCGCCTTCTCCGACGCAATCACGCTGGTTGACCCAGCAGGCAACCACAAGCTGGCAAAGGCCCGTTCTTTGGGCCGCATCGATGCGGCGGCGGCAACCGTGCTGGCCGTGGCGCAAGGCGCGCGCATGAAAGCCGCGCCACAGCGGAAGGCGCTTGCGCTATGGCTGTGACCCGCAAAGAATTTGCGCGCCATTCCAAGCGCGTCACCTCTACCCGCCGCTGGCAGGTGCTTCGGCATCAGATCCTAGAGCGTGACGGCTGGAAATGCCGCTGCTGTGGCGAACGTCGCAGGCTCGAAATTGACCATATCCAGCCGGTGCGACTGGCCCCTGAAATGGCGTTCGACCCGAGCAACCTGCAAGCCCTTTGCGGCCCCTGCCACACCCGAAAGACCCGTATCGAAGTCGGCCATAAGCCTGTCGATCCGAAGCGCGCCGCGTGGCGCGAAGCTGTTGCCGATCTGGCAACGAAAACTGCAACCAGAGCTGAACAGGAGTAGCTCATGCTTGAATCTGTCAAAATCACCCGGCGTCAGTCGGAAATCCGCCAAGCCCTTGCCGGTCTGGTGGGCAAGGAAAAGCCCTCGGATGATGAGGTGCGTAACATCGAAGCCATGGACCTCGAGTTCCGCAACAACGAAACCCGCTATCGGGCCGCGCTGATCTGCGAGGACACCGAGCGCCGCGAGGCTGGGGCCGAGCTGGAAACCCGCTCGGGCAAGGAATGGGCCGATCTGATGGCCGGTTTCGAGATGCGCCAAGTCGCCCTTGCGCTGGACGAAGGCCGCGCCCTGTCTGGCAAAACGGCGGAAATCGTCGCGGAGATGCGTAAGGCGGGCGGCTATCGTGGCATTCCGGTTCCGCTGATGGCGCTGGAGCAGCGCGCGGGCGAAACCATCGCTTCGGGCAGCCCGGACCCGATCCAGACGCGCCCTATCATTGATCGGCTGTTTCCGGCTTCGGTCGCGGCGCAGATGGGCGCGCAACTGATCACCATCGGCACCGGCGCGGT